GATTATTATTATGAGGATTATTATAGAGATTATAATATAGCTATACTATTATTAATCTGGCCCGGCCCGGGGGTGGCCTGGGTGGTCTGGTGCGGATGCCTCGACTTGCAAACACTTTGTGTAGTATAGTACTTTGCGTAAAATAGTATCCGTCCAGCGCTTCGGGCCTTTGTGCTGCCACATTTTCATGCTCATGTGTTGGCTCTCCGTGTAGTATGGCATGTAGTATAGCGCAGTCAGAGCAGGACAAAAATGCCCATATATGGCTGTTTTCTGCCGTTTGTGTGTATGCCGATGTATCAATCATAGTGCCAAGCCGCGCCGATCTGGGCCGTTTCGGGGCTGCCGGGCTGCCCGGTGATCTGCCGGGGGTGGTATTTTTTTCGCCGCCGCCCGCCGCATGTATCACCCCATTCTCCAATTTTTGGTCAAAATCTCATTGACGGGTGTGTGCAGTACGCATACAATATCCCTGCAAGCCACAAAAACGGCTCTATTTTCGGTTTTTACCTCATGACCGGTATAATTCCACTCTCGAACGGAGAAAACGGATTTTAGGCGGAATTTTGAGCCTTGCGGAAATTTGGGGCCGGGGCGAGGCTTTGACCGGGGGTGCCGAAATTTTCAGTGCCGGAATTTCCTGACCGGGAATTTTTTGAGGGCTGAAAACCCACGGGTCGATTCGGCTTGACTGGATTATACAGTTTTTAACGCTTAATTATGCAATGCGGCGCTTCGGGCATTCGCCACTGATTTTATGCAAAACAGAACTGAATATGCAAAGCTGATTTTATGGTGATTATTCACTCTGAGGCAAAAAAACAGGCGGCTTGCGCCGCCCAAACAAAAGAGAGAAAAGAAGGAGGAAATAAAGAATGCCGTGTCCCGTTTGACGATATTATGTTACCACATCCTGACCGGGAAGTAAATAATTCGCACCCTCAAAAACCACCGTTCCGGAATTTGTCCGCTTTTGTCCCGTTCCGTCCGCTTTACGTATTTGCAAATATAAAATAAGATAAAATTGCATAGATGGATAACCGGAATCCACTATGTCACGGCATCCTCCTATCTCTCCCCTGAAAGGGTGGTGGTTCGTCTCCTTCTTCCGCTGCCCTTTCATTGTTTCCGGCGTATTGGGGAAACGGGGGGTGCTTTTTAATTTCGGGAAAGGAGCGGGATGCGCAGTGGGAGAGAGTAAGGCCCCAAGAAAACAGGGGCGACCGTTTGGCAGCAAGAGCATGACCCCTGTTGAGAAGCAGAAGGAAATGGCGAACCGGGGGAAGCCCAGGAATCAGCAGCTGAACGAGAACATGTTAAAAGCGGCCAGAATGTGGGTTTTCGGCAAGGACGATGGAACGGCGGTACAGTCGAAGAAACAGCTTGCGGAGCTTGTTGGGGTATCCAAGCACACGATCCTTGAGTACTTCGAAAAGGAAAAGTGGCTTGCCGAGGTTGATCGGCTACAGAAGGAGCAGCTGCGGGAAAACAAGCAGTCCGTAGGCCGGTACACGCAGGAGGCGATCAATACGCTTGTGGACTGTATGCGGAATGCCGGTGCGGCCCGTGACCGTATAACTGCGGCAAAGACCATTTTGGACATGGCCGGGATGAACGACAAGACCATCAACGTGAATGTTGGCGGGGAAATCGGCGTGGTTCGTGGCGGCTTTGGCAAGGAAGTGATCGATGCGGCTACCAGCGTTGCGGAATCCGCTATTGATGTGGAATATGAGGTTTTGGACGATGGAAACGAGGAGGTGTCTGTGAATGACCTCCTTTGAAGATCTCTGTACAAGGTACGATGTGCGACCGGAGGACGTGGTATACTGCTTCACGCTTTCGGACGGCTCTTACAGGATCATTGTTCGGGACGATTTCAACGATGTGTATTCCGTCTTGTTGGACGATGAAAGCGACATCCAGATTGTTTTCGGTGGCCGTGGTTCCGGGAAGTCATCGGACGTTGTAAAGCGTATCGTAGCCACCAATTACGGTGGGCATAACTGGCTTGTGACCCGTTACTTCAAGACGGACTTGAAAATGTCCTGCTTCAACGAGATTTTGGCGACCATTGATGAATGGGGCCTCGGCAATGAGTACTCCGTTGAAAAGAACACGCTGACGATCACTTGTAAACACAATGGACGGCAGATAGTGTTCGGTGCGTTGGAAGAACCACGAAGATTGAAGTCCATCAAGCCGAAAGTAGGCATTCTGACGGATATTTTCATGGAAGAAGCGGACGAGTGCCCGTCCCTAAATTCCTTCTCCATGCTGCAAGCCTGTTTGCGTGGTATAGACAAGGACGCAATCAAATCCGGCCAGCCGCAGCCGCACAAGCGGATTGTAATGGCCTTTAACCCGATACTCCCGTCCCATTGGATGCAGGAGTATTTTTTTAAGCCTTTGTGGAAACACCCGGACGTAAAGACGGTCGAGGAATTGAAGAAGCTGACCCTTGCGGACAAAATGGCAAAGGGCGTTGTGGACGGTCTGAAAGTGACCATGCTGAAAACCACCTATAACGATAACCGCTTCCTCACCAAAGAGGATATCCGGCAGAGAGAGAACGCCACCGGGCAGCGGCTTTGGGTGGATACGCTGGGAAACCAAGGCACATTGGGCAAGACCGTCTTTGTGGAGGGCGAGCATTGGCACACTGCCGATTTTGCGGCACTGAGCAAGGAAGGGAAACTTCCGGTTTTCGACAATGTACGGCAGGGCGTGGACTTCGGCTATGTCAACCCCTGCGCCTTTGTGAAACTGCATCTTGACACCTTCCACAAGAAGATCTGGGTATTCAAGGCGTTTTACATCAAGTTTGTTACCACGGATGTTTTTGCGGAGCTGATAAAGGAAATGGCCGAGGGCGCACCGGTGTACTGTGACTATGCGGAGCCTGACCGGATAAACACCCTGAAAAAGGCAGGGATAGCCGCTGACCGATGCAAAAAGGGCAAGGCCAAGGGCACAAAACCGGCGGTAACACGCCGTATAGACTGGCTCCACGACTATGAGATCATCATTGACATAGAGTGTGCCGACCTCATAGAAGAAATGAGGCTTTACCAATGGGACGAAGATTCTAACGGAAACCGGCTTGAAATCCCGAAGAAGGAGCACGACCACGGCATTGACGCAATGTCCTATGCGTTGGGGTTTGACATCTTCGCCGGGAACAAAGTGGAAGGTTCCGATTACGCCATTTTATAACGAGGTACCATGATTTCTGAAATTTACATGACGAACGCAGAAGCGGAACAGATAAACGGGACTACCATCAAGAGCCTGTTTGCCCGGTTCGCTCCTTTGCTGGAACTCAGGCAAAACCTGTTTAAGTATTATGACCGTGAGGATGCGACCATTGCCAGTATGGATAATCCTGTTGTGGCAAGCATCTTTTCCCCGATAGCAAGATATGCAACGGACATTGCTGCCGGGTACTTCATCGGCAATCCGTGCCGGTATTACAGCCGTGTGACTACCACGGTGCGCACCATTGAGAAATTCGGATCCAAGAAAAGCGTCTTTGAAAAGAAACTGACAGGGGAGCCGGACGAAGCGGAAACCGAGAAGATACAAGCGTACCTGAATGGATATCAGGCAGTTTTGCGCAAGAACCACGAGGACGAAGAAAACATAGAGCTGGCCCGGCACACTCTCATTTACCGGACGGCCTATGAGCGTATTTACGTTGTCAAAGATAAGGACGGATACAACGATATACGGTTCAAGGCCATTGACCCGAAGAAGTGTGTTCTGATTCGTGATAACACGGTGGAGCGGAATCCTGTTGCGTTCCTGTGCCGGGAGCAGTTCACTGAGCCTTTAACGGGGATGTGGATTGACCAGTATGAGGTAATCACCAACAAACGGCACGTTTACTACCGGTTCAAGACGGCATTCGGCTCTTCCAGCGTTTCCGTTGAATCCGGATCTGTTATGCCTCCCGAGGAAATCGGTGCAGATGAATCCGACCTGAACCTTATCCGGCTGATCGGTATTCCCATTGTGGAGTACAGAATGCCCGGAAACAAGGGATTCTTCGAGGACTGTATTCCGCTCCTGAATGCCCGTGACTTCCTTCTGAATAACGTCCGAAATACTTTCCGGTACAATGACGATGCAATTCTGCTCATGATCGGCTTTATGAAGCCCAGCACGGAGGAAGAAGCGGAGAAATTCAAGAAAAGCCTTGCGGACTTCAAGACCCTGTGGATGGGGGACGATACGGACGTTAAGTGGCTCATTAAGGATGTGCCCATTGAAAGCATCAGGGGATACTTTGACATGCTGACCAATGACATCTTCGGTATGCTGGGCATCAAAAACCCGGTTCGCTCGTCCGAGGTGTACCAGAACATTACCACCGTCCGGTATCAGAACTACGGCATGGACAATACAGTGCTGGGGCTGGAACGTTCCTTTGAGCGTGGTTTGCTGGAAGGACGGGCCAGAATGATAACTGCCCTGCTGAACTTCGTCAACGGGACGGATTGGGACTGGGAAAAGCTGGATGTGGCCTTTGACCGGAACTTGCCTTCTTCCCGAGTTGAGGAAGCACAGTTTATCGCCCAGATGAAGGGTGCGGACATCATGGCCGATGAAGACATACTGGATCAGGTGCAGTTTGTAGAGAACTCCCACGAAGCGGTTTTGCGCAAACGGGCGCAGGATAAATACGAAGCTGAGCAAATGGCCGAGGAATCCCTTGAAGAAACCCGAAACACCGTTGTTACCGGGTTCGGCAGGAGCAAGGTCATGAACGGCAGCACTGAGAACGGTGTGGAGCGTGGCGATGGACGTTTACGAGAAGACGGACAGGCTGGCCGCTGAGACTATCCAGAGGGCATCCCGGCAGTTTAATACGGTTCGGCGCAAGGTTGCCTTGCTGACCGATTTTGACGAAATAAACGTGCTTATAAAGCGCATGTACAATCGCCTGAGAGACGATAACCAACGGACATTCAGGCAGATAGCCGATGCTGAATATTTGGCCGCCTCAGACGGGAAGCTACGGGATGAGTTAGCGGAAGATTTTCTTCTGCTCATCCTTGACGATTACGACCCGGTAACAGGATATGTGTACACACGGGAGACGGAGCGAAAGCAGGAGCGACTTTTTGAAAAGGTTGTTTCCATCATATCGCATGAGAAGTCTTCCGGGAAAACCTACCAGCCTGACAAGCCGGAGGAAACGATGCTTTACCCAACCAATTCCGAAATCCGAAAGGCGTTCGATACGGCGTTCCGGCTCTGGGCGAACATGACGCAGGAATACGCCTTGCGCACCCATGACCGAGCCAGAGAACGGGCATTTATCGCCTTGAAAGGGAAAAGCGTCATGTGGCACACAGAGGAAGACGCAAGAGTGTGTAAGAAGTGCGAACCTCTGGACGGAAAGATATTCTCCATAGAGAAACTACCCGCAAAACCGCACCTGTATTGCCGGTGCTGGATAACGCTGGTGGAATGACCGCTTCACAGCGGCTTTTTTATATACAGACAGAGAAGTCATAAATCCCGACCACCTGAGAGAACAGTAAACGCAAAAATTTATGGAAGAGAGAACTCCCTCACCAAACCCGAAAGGACAACATGGCAAAGATTGACACTACGCAGATTGAAGGTTATGCGGAAATGACTGCAGAGCAGAAGCTTGCAGCACTGGAAAAAATGGACATCCCCGAAAAGGTCGACCTGACCGGATATGTAAAGAAGTCCGTTTTCGATGCAAAAGCTTCCGAAGCCGCCGCAGCATCCAGAGAGCTTAAATCCCTGAAAGCGGCCAACCTGACCGAAGAACAGAAGCTACAGCAAGCCCGAGAAGAGTTTGAGAAGGAAAAGCTGAGCTTTACCAAGGAGCGGAACGCAACGAAGATCAAGGGCATTTTCGGGGCGGCGGGCTTAAAGGAAGAAGCATATGCGGCACTCCCCATCAGCGACTTTACCGATGAAACGGCAGCGCTTGCCTTTGCTAACAGCATTGTAACCATGCTCAGTGCAAGTCAGGCCGCGGGCGAAAAGGCCGCACGGCAAAGCCTGTTGGGCGGCGATCCTCCCGTATCTGGCGGTAGTGTTGATACCGCTGCATCCCTCAAAGCTGAATACGCAGATGCAGTAAAGAAAAACGACTATGCCCGCATTGCATCCTGTATGCGCCGGGCGCAAGAGAAAAAAATAACTTTGTAAGGAGCTATTAAACATGGCAGACGCACTTGCTACTTCTTTTACCTGTACCAACTACTCCGGTCTGCTCTACACCAAGAGCAACACCAAGACCCCCTTCCTGAACTCCATCGGTGAGCGCAGAATCAGCCCCAGCGTTGAGTTTGTTATCGACCAGACCTACGCTCTGGGCACTGCTTCTCAGCCCGCCATCTCCGAGACGGCATCCGCTACTGCCCCCGATGCAACCACCGTTACCCGCACGCAGCAGACCAATGTGTGCCAGATTTTCCATGAGACCGTAGGCTCTACTTACGCTCATGAAAGCAACATGGGCACTCTGGGCGGCGCTAACATTGCCGGGCAGACCCCTAACCCCGTCAGCGAACTGGACTGGCAGATTGCCCAGCGCATGAAGAAGATTGCACAGGACATCGAGTACACCTGTCTGAACGGCGCGTACAATAAGGCTACTTCCGATGCCACTATCAACAAGACCCGTGGTATCATCGCCGCCTGTACCTCCAATGTGCTGGAGAACGTTTCGCAGACCACCCATACTCCCCGTGACGTGAGTACCGCCCTGCTGAAGGATCTCTGTAAGTCCGTTTTCAACAACGGCGGCGAGGTCAACGGCTGCATCATGACCATGAACGCCGATATGCGTGTGAAGATCTCCAACCTGTATGAGAATAAGACCGGGTACATCATGCCTGCCTCCCGTACCGTGTTTGGTATCGCTGCCGACACTCTTGTTACCGAGTTCGGCACCGTGTATCTCATCACCAACACCCTGATGCCTGCTGGCAAAATCCTGCTGTACAACCCCTCTGTTATCCGGCCTGTGGAAATGATCGTTCCCGGCAAGGGCAACTTCTTCTATGAGGAACTGTCCAAGACCGGCGCAGCGACCAAGGGTCAGATTTTCGGCCAGTTTGGTCTGGACTACGGCCCCGAATGGTTCCACGGCGTGCTGGCTGACCTGAACTAACCAACAAGGAGGTGCGCATGATGGAACGAGACGCAGCGATTGCATCCATTACCAAGTCAGTTATGGCCATGTGTGGGATTAAAGACGGAACGGAAGATTCCGACCGGATAGATGCTTTTGCTTCCCAGTATTATGACATGGCCGCAGGGATTACCGGCTACGCCGAATTGCTGGATGCGCACCTCCCCTTTGTTACCACCGCAACCATGCGGGCATGGCGCAAACGTGGTGCCGAGGCGAACCGCAGTTTTAGCGGCATAGGCGTATCGGAAAGCTATGTCGATATCGAAAACGACCTTCTGAACGCCGTGAAGGGCATGAAAAATCCGTTTGCAACGGTCATAACGGAGATTGGCAATGCGTGAAGAACTGTACAGAACCTTCTACGTTGCCAGCCCGAAGAAAACCCGTGATATGTACGGGCACGTTACCGTTTCCGGTTACGAAAACCTGAGAACCTACCAAACGCTTGTTGTGGAAGGGGCTGTTCGTGGCTCTGTGGAAGTCTTTGGGTACACTCCCAGCGGTGATCTTGAAATCCTTTTTACGGACGATAAGCGGGAGGACATCCGGGACGAGGACGGCGTTTGGCTGACCGAACCGGAACCGAGCAACGGCCTGTACCAAAGCCCGGCGTATATCATCAAATCCAGCCGGGAGTTTAACGTCAGGCGGGTGTATTCCGCAGGAACGGCGGTCTGATGGTCACTATCACGGCAAAACTGAAATCCAAATACGGCGGTAAGAAACTGGGAGCCATTGCAAGCGCACTCCCGGCGGCCGTCAGAGAAGGTCTGCGGGACGGCGGCTCCGAAATGGAAAAGGCCGCAAAGCTGAATGTGTATGACGGTCATACTCTTACCGGGCAGCTGGCCGAAAGCATACGGCTGGAATTTGATAGCGCCATGGGGCCTATTACCGTTGCGGCCATACGAACGGACGCTCTTGTACAGGCGTACACGCTGGAATACGGAGCGGACGGGCAGCATGGAGGTAAAGGGCAAATACCGTGGTTTGTGCATGAGAGCCAGACACCGTATGACCTTCACGAGATATACGGGTTTGCGGTCAAGAAAACCAAAGCCGGGAAGTTTTATGTCATACCTGGTTTGCCGCCTCATCCGTATATGTCTCCGGCATTTGATGCCACGAAAGACACCGTGATATATTCCGTGGCCGAAGCGGTGAAAAGCGCCATAGAAAGGGCTTGACATGACCCCGAATGAAACACAAATCCTAAAAGATGCCATTGCGTATCTGGAAGGAGCGTCCGGCATGACGGACATCCTCATTGCGCCTGAATCGCAGGACTTTCCGGCACAATTCCCCTGCGTTATGGTCATGACCCGCACCACACCCGTACAGGACGGCTTGAAAGAAACGTTGCTATGCGACTTGACCGTACAGCTGTCCATTTATGCCGGAAGCGTTTATGACACCGCAGACGGGCCGGGAGTGCTGGGCATTCTGGACAAAATCAATGCGCTTATGGATGCAAAGGGATACAGGCGCACCAACAACACGAAACCGTACTACGTTACCGCACAGGGAAAATGGTGTAAGGCGGCGTGGTACTCCAAAAAAACGAACTCTTTTTGAAAGGATAAATCGTTATGGCAACCTATCAGGCAACTGCGGGGCAGAAACTTTACTATGCCACCGCTTCTACCATGGCCTCCAAGATCGAGCTTGTGGGCATTACCTCCACCCCCGACAAGGGCGGTGAACCCGATACCGTAGACCTCTCCATCATCTCCGAGAAGTTTAAGCGTGCTCTGACTGGTCAGCAGTCCATGGACGTTATGACCTATGAGTACGCACCCGACTTTACCGCAAGCTCCGGTTCTGTGGCTCTTGTTTCCGCACTTCTGGCAGCCGGTGAAGTCTGGTTCTATGAAGAATATGTGGAAGGTTCCGGCGACAAACTGGGTGCTGGCATTCTCTATAAGGGCATTGCGAAGTCTGCTTCTATGAGCGGCCAGCAGGGCAACAACGCGCAGACCGCCGCTTTCTACACCCAGCTTACCGGAGATTCCATTTATGTAAGCTCAGGCGGTGAATCTCCCACCTACACCGACCTGTTCACCGGCAAGGCCGCTACCCTTTCCTGACAAACACGATAGGAGGATGCATTTATGACCATCATTAAGAACGGAAACACTGAAATCACCCTGAAAGCGTCTGCTGGTGCTTACCGCAAGCTGAAACTCATGCAGGGATGTCTGAACCTGAAAGCGGCTTTCTTCGCCGCATATGAGAACATCGATCCTGACTTCCTGATTGCCTGTATAGAGGCTTTCGGCGTGGACGTGACCCGTGACAAAGCGGAGGCGTTTGTAGACGGCCTGTTTGAGAGCGGTAAGCTGTTGGAGATCTTCTCCGAAGTGGCGAACTTCCTGAACGGGATGGGTTTTTTCGGCGTACTCCCTCTGCAAGAGGGCGAGAGCGTGATAGATTACTTCGGCAATCCTCTGAACAAGGTAGACACCAGCAAGGCAATAGCTTCCGCAATGGACAATGCCCTGAACACAGAAGTAAGCCGCTCGGTTCGGGAGAGGATAGCCGAGGACAAGAGGAAAAACGGATAAGCATCCATTCCTTCCTTGACCAAGTGGTCAGTGCAAAGGACTATGATTCCGTTTTGGCTGACCTTCTGGACAGGGCTTGTGCTGCTGGTATGCCCCCGGATACATTCTGGGGGCTTGAGCCTGCCGACACTATCGCTTATGTCAACGCACAGGAAGAACGGAGCTATAACCAGAATGTGGAGCTTGCGCAGATGATTATATCCGCATTGGGTAACGCCATGAGCAAGCATCCGAAGAAAAATCCGTTCCCGTCCTATGAAGAAATTCTGGGCATAAGCACACGGCAAGTAAACATGACACCGGAAGACCGTTTGCAACAGCGAGTAGCAGAACTCCGTGCGAAGTTTTCCGGTAAAACAAACACTTAAAACGAGGTAAAATATGGCCGTCACAGTTGAAGAACTACAAATTATACTATCGTGTGACGCTACCACCGCCGAAGCCGTTCTGCAAAAGATACAGACCACGGTACAGGCTTTTGTAGACAAGATAAGCGGCCCGCTCAGCTCCATAGGCGAAAAGACCGGGCAGGCCGCAAAGGAAATCAACCGGCAGTTTTCCGGTATCGGCAAGGGCAATCCTCTGGATTCTGTCAGCGCCGCTCCGGTAGAAAAGGCGGCAAAGTCCGTTACCACTGTCGGGAAAGAGCTGGATACTGTCTCCGAAAAGGCAAGAAAAGCGCTGGATTCATTCAAGGGCGATATTGACGGGGACGGATTCACCAAACAGGAAGTCACGGCAGAGCGCCTTGCGGCGGCCTATAAGCGGCTTTCCGTTCTGCGTGATAAATACGACACGGAAGTTGAGAAAAACGGCGCAGACAGCGCCAAGGCCGTTTCTATCGAGGGCTCCATTGCTTCCACAAAAAATCAGATCGTCACCCTGACAGAGCAGTTGGAAAAGCTTCGCACCAAGTTCTCCGAGGTTCGTTCCGAAGCAGAGGGACTTTCCGGAATCGACTGGAGCCAAGTCACTATCACCGGGGACACCGGACAGCAGCACTCCGACAAACCTATCATACCGCAGTACCAGCCGGAACCGTTCCAGCCTTACACGGCAACAGGGAATGACCCGGCTGTCTTTATGCAGACGCAGGTGGATAACATGAGCCAGTCTGTAGCCCGTATGATGGAGCTGGCCGGGGAAGCACGGGCAAAAATCGAGGACGCTTTCAGCGGCGGTGACATTGATGCTAAGCTGGCAAGCAATCTTAGTCTTGCGGAACGTAAAATCCGTGAGTTTGCAAACCAGCTGCAATCCGTTTCCGAAGCGAAGGGCGCAGACAGCGGAGCGGCGTTGTCCGTGGAAGGGAAGCTGCAAAGCGCAATCAACAAAGCGGATACACTTTTGGCAAAGCTGGAAAAGATACGTTCTCAAAGCGCAAGCGTACCGGAAGAATCGCAAGCACTTCCAGCATCTACACCGACCCCTATAGTTCCCCCTGATTCCGGAAATGAAAGCATGGTATCCATGATTTGGAGCGGAATAAAGCTATCTTCCGTCCTGAAACAGGTTGGCAGTATTGCCGCTTCTGTCGGAGCCAAAATACGCAAGGCGTTCCAGAGTTCGCACATCTCGAAATTCACCTCCCGCATAGGGAGAATGATTTCACGGATGCTGACTATGCGTCTGCTGCGAAACGTGCTTAACGGCGTATCGCAGGGTTTTGAGAATCTTGCCAAAAGTTCCGCTTCCTCCGCGGAAGCAATGAACTCCCTGAAAATGGCCGGTTCTGCTATAGGCGTTTCTATGGCATCCGCTGTCATGCCCATTATCAAAGCCCTGATCTCCCTGTTCTATCAGGTGGCGGCAGCAGCAGCAGCAGCGGCAAATGCTATTGCAGCGTTCTTCGCGGCCATTACCGGGCAGGGCAGATTCACCGCCATTTCCATGAAGAAGAACATGTCTTCGATTGAAAAATCCGCTGGTGGCGGTGGCGGGGCTATCAAGGGACTGTTGGCCGACTTTGACGAGCTTAACATTATCGCTTCCGAAGCGGGCGGCGGTGGTGGAGGTGGCATTGACAGCATGTTTGAGACCACCGATGATACCATTCTCCCGGATTGGGCAGAGAGAATTAAAGCGGCCATCGAAGCCGGAGATTGGGCCGGTGCCGCTTCCATTCTGACGGATAAGCTGAATAAATTCATATCTTCTGTAGATTGGGCGGGAATCGGTGCTAACTTTGGAGAAAAGTCGAACAACGTTCTTACATTTATAAATTCAGCCGTTGATACTTTTGACTGGGCAAATCTGGGTGCCAGCATATCCACATTCTTCAACAATGTCGCAAGCAACGTAAGCGGTGAAAATATAGGTGGAATTCTTGTTGCCGGTTGGAATGCGGCAATCGGTGTTCTCACAGGATTTTTCGATACGCTGGACTTGTCGGCTGTTTCTGCGAAAGTTGAAGCCGCTTTTGCGACTGCTTCCCGAAAGCTGAACCTGTCTGATGCAATCCGTACCATAGGCAATATATTCAAGACAGCTATTCAGCTTGCCGCTTCTGCCGTGAACGGCGTGGATTGGGGCAAGGTAGGCAAAGACATATCCAAAGGTTTTAAATCTATAGACTGGGAAGGAATTTTCTCTGCTGTAGGCGACTTGCTTGGCGGTTTTGTAGAAGGACTTGGAGATACTATTCTTGGAATCTTTGACGGTGCGTTCAACGGCATACTGAAAAAGGTGGAAGCGCTGTTTGGGCTTATCGGTCTCTACTTCGGAAATGCTATAGCTGGAATATTCAATATTCTGGGACAACTTCTTTCTAAAGCGTGGTCTGCCGTTAAATTCTTTTTTGGAAGCATAGCAAAGCTGGGCTTGGAAGCAATTACTACGATTGTGGATAAGGCCGCTGAAAAGTTCGGAAATGTCGCTCCGTGGCTGAATAACTTTTCTTCTTCCCTGCACGGTGTTATTGATGATTTGACGGAAAGCCTAACACAAGCGAAAGACGATTTGTCTACGCCTGTTGATTTTGAGGTTATAACCAGACTTGAGCCGGAAGCTCAACGTAAAGCAGACGAATATCGCAAAACTCTAAGCCAGAGCATTACAATGACGGTCAACGTCAAATATGTGGAGAACAACAGACCATCAGGCCCAAGCGCTGGTGGACGATATATAACTCCCTTTGCTTCCGGCGGTCTTGTATACGGTGACACGCTGGCAAGAATCGGTGAGTATCCCGGCGCACGGAATAACCCGGAGGTCGTGGCTCCCCTGTCCGACTTGCGGGGCATCCTGCGTGGAACCGGAAGCTCTGATGGCATGACAAGGACACAAGCGGATACCATGATCGGATTGCTCCGTCAGGTGGCCGCCAAAGACCTTACCATTGGCCCCAGCGCAGACCTCGGCCAAGTTGTCACTCGATCACTTGAAGCATACGGCACCGTATAAGGAGGATTATGGCAGAAGTATATGAGGCTTATTCCCTCGGCCTTAAAATCGCAGGGACGGCAATACCTGACCCATCCTCCTATGCATGGAAGGAATCAGACCTTGACTTGTCCGGGGAACGTGATACAACGGGCCTGTTGCACCGGGAGAAGGTCGGCACGAAACGGCACGCAGAAATATCCTATGACGCTCTGTCTTGGGAGACAATCGGTATGATTATGTCCCTGACAAGGCCGCTGGAAACATTTGAAGCGACACTTCCGGAACCCGGAACGGGAACACCATACACGGGCACGTTCTACGCTGGGGACAGAGAATCTAAAGCAATCCTGTTAGCGGGAGCCAAATCGGAATGGTTTGGTTCCCTTTCTTTTAACCTGATCGAGGTGTAAATGTACAACGTAAGCACGGCCTTTCACACAGCGTCTATAAAGGACAACGTTTCGACCCGTGTCCGGTTCGTCTTTGCAGACACCGCCCAAACCGTCTTAGGCTCAGAACGTATAAATCTAAACACAGGTGTCTCCGTAACAGAGACATTTTGCAAGGGTGAGGATATGTCCATAGGCGGTTGCCGCTCGGCTCTGCTGAATGTGGCCTTCATGAACTATGACGGAGCGCTCAACGACTTTGAATACGGTAAATGTACGGTATACCTTGACCTGAAAATCAACGGTGCATGGGAAGCGTGTCCGCTGGGCGTGTTCATAATCGATAAGCCGAAAAAGCGGCGCAATTCCATTGTTTCGATACAGGCGTATGACCAAATGGTTCTTCTGGACGCTATTGCCGATGCATGGTGGGACGAGCTGACTTTCCCCATGACGCTTGGAGAGATTTTCGCTTCCATGTGTACGGTGGTGGGCGTTGAATCTGCCGCAAATGCGGATGCGCTTAACCTGAATGTATCGTATGAGGACAGGCCGTTTCAGGCATCGGAAATCACATACCGAGAAATACTCGGCTGGATTGCGGAAGCCGCCGGATGCACCGCACGCTTCACCAGAACCGGTAAATTGGAACTGGCATGGTTCACGGACATTTCGGCTGATGTACCAGCTTCCCGCCCTGCATTTACAGCGGACATAAGCGAGTACACCGTATCGCAAATTGACAAGGTACAGGTATCTGCCACACAAACGGATGTGGGCGTTATCATCGGAAGCGGCACAAACGGATACCAGATCATGGGCAACCCGTTCCTGTCCGGAGCCAGTGAAGAAGAAACACTGTTGCGCTCACAGCCGGTGGCAAGCCGCCTTTTCGCCTTTGCGGAGTACGTTCCGATAACCACCCGGTGCATGTGTGACTGGTCTATACAGGCCGGGGACATCATCACGCTTACCCTGTTCGGCAACACCTATGAGTTCCCCATATTCAAGCAGAAAATCCAGTGGAGCGGCAAGAGCGTACGGGTGAATTATGAGAACACCGGGAACGAAACACGGGGCGTTATGTCCGCAGAAAACCGGAAATCCTTCTCGACCAGCAAGGCCATACATGAGCTGGAAGTCACCGCTGAACTGTTGCGGTCTGCCATAAAGGACACGGACGGGCGGCAAACACAGATACTCCAAACGGCAGAAGAAATGATTACCACCGCCTTGCAGGAGTATGTGAAGGAATCCGATGTAGGCGGGATGATTAGCGAGGTCGTAAGCTCTGAAATAAAGCAGACAGCCGATGAACTGACCATTCTGTTTAACACTCAGATAAGTGACCTTGAAGGGGAAACCAAAGACCAATTCAATGAGATCAGCACCTACATACGGTTCAATGCTTCTGGCGTGGTTATTGGTAAGACCGATTCCGAAATCAAGCTGAAACTGGAAAACGAGATATTGTATTTCTTCACCGGGGACGAGGAAACGGTTAATACGGAAAACGCTTTGGCTTACTTTTCCAGCGGCAAACTGTACGTTACCAAGTCCCAGATCCAGCAGCTGACCATCGGCACCACCGGGAGATTGATGGATTTTTACATCCTCGGCAGCGGGGAGAACACCGCCGTGGGCATGATCGGGCGATTGACGTAAGGAGGACATATGCCTATATTATCTGCCACGATGCAAACGGGCATCAACACCATCGGTAAGCGCACCAAAGGCGGGTTTACTTCCACCGCTACGGCCACCGGCACGGGGAAAACCTTACAAACGGCTACCAGTGCGGCACAGGCCAACGCCAAAGCGGCTATCTCCTTCCAGTCGGCCAGCAGTAACCGAGGCACCATCGGCACACGGGATCTGTCCAACGGAACAAACTCCATCGGGACAAGCGCGCTCATAGGCAATGCGTACTCAAGCGAGGGACGGAGCGGAGAAAGCTATAGCTACACCACTATCAACGTGGAGAGCGGCGCAACCTACACGGTAACGGTGCGCTGCACCTGTACTTACTCCCTATCTTCCGCTCGGAAAACATACCAGCGGATAGCGGCCTTTGCGCTGGACGCGAACACGGTTAGAAGCGGATCCCTTATCCTAACCCATGCCAGCGTGACCGACTTCCCGATATTCCTCGCCGTGCAGACTGCGGCGGGGTTTGTGGAGGACTTAACGGATGAGGTGTACATGACCGCCACCCTCAACGGCACATCCACCACCATCACCCTGACGGACACCATGCTAAACGCTATCCGGAGCAGCGGAACCTTTGTCCTTTGCATCGGGAAATACCGGGATGGGAATGTGAGCAACTACGCCGGAACCAGCGAAATCTACGGCGTGAGCATCAGCTATGACCCGGCCAACAGCAGCATATCAAGTGTGACCGAGAATGTACCCATGGACGGCACCACGCAGGGAACAGTGACCATTGAGCGGTACGGCACCAGCTACACCCACACGGTCAAGATCACGCTGGGAACCGAGACGCAGACCTTTGAGAACGTAGGAGCCTCCTGCACCTTTACCCTCCCGGCATCTTGGGTGGCACAAGTGCCCAATGCGACCAAGGGAACGGCTACGGTGCAGTTGTGGACATACGATGCATCCGGGGCACAGCTGGGAGGGGTTGCAACGGCTTATTTTTACGCTGTTGTCCCTGACACAGTTATTCCCACCGTGACGCTGGCGAAAACGATAATCAACGCCAATGAGACGGTAAACGGATGGGGCATTGCCTTGCAGGGATATAGCCAGATAAAGCTGACCGCCACCGCACAGCCGGGAACCGGGGCGAACATAGCCGGGTATGCTTTTACCGGTCCGGGAGCGGCGCAGAGCGGGGCGAATGCTGAATGCACATCCAACGTCCTGACCGCTACCGGGGAGCTGACCTACAAGGTAACGGTAACGGACAGCCGGGGCCGGACTGCCTCTGCCACTGTCACGGAGACGTGCTATCAGTATTATCAGCCTGCTATCGGCTTATCCGTGTACAGATGCACCGAGGACGGAACCCCGGACGATGCCGGAGGCACCTACGGCAGCGCCACGCCCGCATATGATATAGCCCCGTGCGGTGGGCACAACACGGCGGTAGCGGTACTGCGGTACAAGTCAACCGGGGCATGGAGCGTCATTGAGAACAACGCTGCCAGCGGTCAGGCGTATATCTTCGGCGTGATCGACAAGGCCAGCAGTTATACGGTGGAGCTGACCGTCACAGATGCTTTGGGTGCTGCTCCTGCCCGGGCGGAGATCCTCCAACCTGTTACCGGATCGTTATTTATCGGCCTTAACCGTGACCGTGTATCTATGGGTATGCCGCCGACCAGAGCGGGGTTTGACTGCCACTTTGACGCTTACTTTCGCGGGAATGTGACCTTGGAGGGCGATCCTCTCGGAGTGGAGAGCGGTGGAACCGGGGGCAAGACCATACCGGAGGCTCTTGCCGCATTGGGCGCACCGTTTGCCGTGGAGTACGGCGGCACGGGTGGAAACACCCCGGCGACAGCCCGGGAAGGAATTGGCGCATGGGGAAAGCCTGTTGTGTTGTGGACAAACGCAAGCCCTACCTCCACGCTCCCCGCACAGTATATCGATATTGACGAGAACTGCCCGTTCCTTCTCTGTGTGGGCACAAACGGCGGGTTTATTTTGGACAATACCGAGCGGGGCGGCGTGCTGACTGAAGCGCAGTGGACGACCATAAGCAACGATCTCCATATCACCTTACAGACGAGGGTTATTCGCCGAGCGGCCGGGGGTAAGGTGTATATCGACAACGCCTTCGGCTACGACTTCAATGTCAACAGTGGGAAAATGAACACGAAGCAGAACAATACGGAATGCATCCTGTACCAGATTTGGGGGATATATTGATGTACGCACTCAACCTTGATACGGACGGAAGGATATTATCCGCTACATATGCCCAGTACGCCAAAGAGGGCGCTGTGCTGGTGGACACCCTCCCGTCCGGGGACATCTACGACAACCGCTATGTGGACGGGGCTTATGTATATGACCCGCTCCCCAAAGTGGAAATGCCAGCCGAACTGTGAGAAAGGATAAACAATGTTCGGGTTTGATTCGGTGCCCGGGGGATTCTCCGGGTTATTTGACAATGACGAATATCTATTTTGAGAGGTGATTATATGGTAACTGGCAAGGATTTTGCCGACTTTGCCGCCGGGCAAGCTGGCACATGGTGCTATGTCTGGGGCGGTAACGGGGCGGACATGACCGCCATGGACGAGCGGGCACGCAACAGCTGGATAGCCAAGCAGGAGGGGCGCTTGAAAACCAGCTCCATCCCCTACGCCAAGCGGGTAGAGATGATTAAGACCCTGTATGCCAAGCTGGACGCACAGGGGGTAAACCCCATCCGGGGCGGCGACTGTTCCGGATTTGTTTTCTGGTGCTTGAAGGAGCTGGGTTTGCAAAAGAGCGACCTGTCCAGTCGGGGATTTTTTGGGATTTGCAGGCGCATCGAGGTAGCTGACCTCCAGCCCGGCGACCTCGTATTTAGGTGGACGGACAAGGACGGGGACGGGTTCGAACCGTCCGAAATCTACCATGTGGGTATCTATATCGGAGGCGGGAATACCGTGGAGTGCATAGGCCGTGCGGAGGGCGTGGTTGTGCGTCCCTACAAGCGGGGCGGCTGGGGCGTGTGCGGCAGACCTAAATATTTTCCGGATTTGGACGGTGAGGATATCGATCTGACCCACAAGACCCCGACCGTTGAGGTGCTGGGATCCGTCAACGTGCGGGAGGCCGGGAACATCCTCGGAAAGCGGCTGGGCACGGCGCACCGTGGGGACAGGCTCCCTATCCGGGACTGGTCTGGTGAGGGCTGGTACAGGGTGGATTACAAAGGCCGGGTAGGCTACATCTCCAATAATCCCCGGTATACGCGGGTGGTGGAAACATGATGGACAAACTGCAAGGCGCTCTGCTAAACGCTACGGTTATCGCCGCCATTATTGGGCTGGTTGAGGTTATTTTGAGACGAATTTGGGAAAAACGGGACAAGAAAAGTGGCGTTACTGCCAAGCTGGATACTTTGGAGAAGATGCTGGCGGCTCACATTGCGGACGATGAGCGTTACAAAGCGGAAACCAAGCGTGCCCGTATTCTCCAATTCAATAAAGAAATCCGGGAAGGCACAAGGCACTCCGAGGAAGAATTTGTTGAAATCCTGAAAGTGGTTGACGAGTATGAGGACTACTGCAACACTCACCCGGAGTTCCCGAACAACCGTGCAGTAACGGCCATCTCCAACATTAAAGCCACCTACGAAAAGGCGAACAGAACCAACGATTTTGCGAAATAACGCATAGAAAGGAAACAAAACCATGAAACTGAATGATTCCGTATACAATGTTCTCAAATGGGTTGTGATGATCGTCCTTCCCGCCATTGCCACATTCTACGCTCTGCTGGCGAATACATGGGGCTTCCCCTACGCTGACCAGATCGTGACCACCATCAACGGTGTTGCCACCCTTCTGGGCGCTCTGCTCTGCATCTCCACCGCCGAATACAATAAGGATGTACTGGACTGGCTAAACTGACGTTATAACGCACGACTGACCAATACCAACCGGGGCGGATCACCACCGCCCTTTCTTCTTCCGGGAGGATGAATGATACAAGATAGCATTGCAACAGTGCCAATGGCCGACTGCGAATACAGCCTCTTTAAGGCGCACAGAAAAGCAGTTCGGCTTTGCCTTACACTTCTGTTCCTTCTCGTTGTAAGTAACGTTATATGGGCCATTTTGTGGCTTACAGGCGGCCTATGATTAACGACTACATTCCGGTCATGTTTTCCACGCCGGAGGACTGCAAAGAGGCCGTTATTCATTTCGTCCACGATGTGCATTACGGCTCCAAGGAGTTTGACATCGGCGCATGGGAGCGAGTGAAACGGGAGATTGACCAGCCCGGCCACTACGCCGTTTTTGTGGGCGACCTGATGGAGAACGCGACCATCGGAAGCAAGAGTGACATCTATTACCAGACGTGCCCACCGCTCGAACAGAGGGATTGGGTGGTTGACCAGTTCCGGGACTTGAAAGACCATATTATCGGTGTTACCGATGGAAACCATGAGCGGAACCGGAGCACAAAGGCTTGCGGTCTGTTCCCGATTTATGACGCTTGTCTTTTGGCTGGGCTGGAAAATTATTACCGCCCTCATTTCCTGATGATAGACATCGGCGTTGGCCGCAGAATCAAATCCGGCACCATTGCCCAAAAGCAGAATCATTACGCCATTTTCGCCGTGCATCGTGCAAAAGATATAAAATCCGTTTGCTCCTGCGATTACATAGACGGAATTGACGTGTTTGCTTTTGGTCATGACCACGAACCAAAGAGCCATCCACGGGGAAGACTGTCATACAATCCGATAAACAAGAACCTGACGCACAAGACCGTCCGTGTGGTGAATTGCGGTTCCTTCCTCGGCTACAACGGATACGCCGTGGACAGTGCATACAGGCCGAACGCCGTTGCAAACTATACCGTCCACTTGTGCGGGACAGAGAAGAAAACATGGGTGGTAGAATCATGAGACGGAAAGCGGAACATGACCTTGTGAATTGCCACTCCAGGGACTGGTGGGAAAACCAGATATTACAATGGGTGCATAACGAAGTTGACCGGGAAATGCTCAGGATGCAGCTCCTTGACGGATACACCCTCTATGAGATAACTGCCGAAATCCAGAAAATCAAGAATCTTGAATACGATCAGGTGAAGAAGCGAACGGCAAAAGCCAAAACACAGCTATTCTCTCACCTTGCCAGACAGGGCGAATAACGCCCCAAAACACCCCATAACACCCCTGCATAATCACTATGCGGGGGTCTTTTTTTATGCCAAAATTATAGCATCAACACAAGGGGGTCTTGCCATGGCAACCAAAAGAAATCCGTATCAGAAACAGTTTGATGCGGTCATGGAACGGGCATCTTCCGGCGGTGGAATCACGCTTGCGGATGCACTCATCATAAAAGAGTACAAGGCGGCGCAAAAGAAACTGGAATACGTTTCCCCGCTGTCCTCTTTGCTGGGCGGGATGAATGAAGTGCTGGGAGCGGCCAAAAGCGTCATGGGCATCTTCGGAGGGCTTGAGTAATGGCGTATGGATATCCGGGGATGTACTACCCGTCACCTTCCGTAGAGCAGATAGCCCAGCAGTTCCAGAACGCCATGGGGCAGTACCAGAACTTCCAGCAGGGGCAGATGCAACAGCCAAAACAGAAGCGGTGCGGAGAATATATAATCGTGGACGGTTTTGACGAAGTAGAGAAAACTCCGGTTCGCATGGACGGTACACCGACACTGTTTATCTGTCCGAAGGAGCATATCGCATGGGCGAAGCAGTACAGCCGGAACGGCCCCACTTGCGAAACGTTCCCGTACAGCTCGTCCCTCACCGCAATTTCCCATGGCCCGGAACAGCCGGAAGTGGATTATACAAAGCTGTTGGACGATACGCCGGAGCAGAAACAGCCGGAGGACATTGACGCAAAGATTGAAGCCGCCGTTGAGCGGGTATTTAAGAAGATCATGCAGAAACAGGAGGATAAAGCCGAATGAGCATCATTGACCAGATAATCAAAGCCGCAGATATGATTTCCAGCCCCAAACAAATGGTAGGCATGGCCTTAAACGCTCTGGCGAAAAAAGACCAGTCCACCGCCGCCATGCTGGCGCAGATGATTAAACGTGGAGAAAATCCAGTGGAAGCAATATCCAAATTTTCCAAAGAAGGGAAGATAAACGCCGACAACCTAAACACATTGAAGCATATGTACAGCCTTGCCAAAAAGGGCGGCTTAAATGGCTTTGACGTGCCTGAATCGGTTTGGAAGGAAGCGGAAGCGGCTATTTCCTCCGCAGGAAAAAATCCGGATTCTTGGTTTTAACAATACGCCGAAGGGCCCGCGGCGATTGAATACACGAAAGGTAACATTACTATGATTGACGATCTCCTGACCGCAAAACTCCTGATGGACAATGACGACAAGCAGACTTCCTCCCCGTGGGGCGGCGGTTCCGCTTTTCTCTGGGTTATCCTGATATTCCTGTTCTTCTTGGCGTTCAGCGGCAATGGCCTGTTTGGCCGGGGGAATGGCAACGGTGTGGAAGCTGCCGCTTTTATGGCTGCTGCTAACCGCAACAACGACCTGTCCCAGATGGAGCGGGACATTCTGGAAACCAGCAACGCTACGCAGAAGGAAGTGTGCCAGAATCGCTTTGACGCACAGCTTGCCAACCAGAACCTCGCGGCTCAGATGCAGCAGTGCTGCTGCGACCTGAAGACCACCATTATCGCCGAGAACCAGATCACCCGTGACCTGATTCAGGCCAACTACGTTGACGGGCTGAGAACCGCCCTGTCTGATGCAAAGACCCAGATCAGCAATCAGGCACAGACTGCGTACATCCTCGGTCAGATCGGCCAGTATTACACGCACCCCAGCGTGAACCCCAACACCTGTTACAATAATTGCGGCTGCAACAACGGATGCTCCGGCTGCAATAGCTGATTTTAGCCCCCTATCCGCTTCCATGCGTGATATACCCCCCGGTCTGTCACGGCTGGGGGGATTTTTGTTCAGAAAGGATACAAACAATGGCTTGCAGAAACGTTTGCAAACTTTGCCCCCGGTTTATCATGTCTACTTCCGTTACGCTGGGCACGGACGGGAATGTAGTTATCGGCATCCCTTCCGGGTCTTACACGAACAATGAGAAGTATTGTCTGGTCATTGCACAGGCGATTCCTGCCACGGCCACCATTGGTGCGCTCGTCTTTGTCCAGCCCGTAGGCAGTGCCAACACTTATCCCTTGCAGAAGCGGAACTGCACTCAGGCTACGGCTTGCTCCATCCGCACCCGCACCCGGTACTCCACCGTTGTACATACCAGCGCAACCAGCGGCGTGTTTCGTCTTTGCGGTCAAGTCTCCTGCTCCCCTGACAACAGCCTTACGGCCATTTCTTGACTGGAGGCGAACCCATGACAGGACGTGTGGCAATGAGCGAAATAAAGGGCATTGTGGAGCGCATACCGGAAGAACTTGCTGACGCAAAATACTATGCCAACATGGCCGAAGTCTTTAAAGAGAAAGATCCGGCATTTTCCCGGCTTCTGGTGGAGCTTTCCAATGCGGAGCTGGGACACGCTGACAAACTGCATACGCAGGCGACAACTGTTATAGAGACGTACCGGAAAGAGTACGGTGAACCGGACGCGTGGATGCTGAAACGCTTCAACGAAAAGCACATTCAGTGCATGGAAAAGGCCGCTGCTATCAAAGAGCAGCTTGCCGATTTAGCGAAGAAATAAGAAAGGCCGGGGGTTAATCCCCGGCTTCTTTTGGCTCCATGCGCTGCACGATGCGGTATATCTGCTTGCGCACGGCGTCCTTGCTTAGTGCGTTTGTGATTTCCTGTATCTCCCGATTGCTTTTCCCTCGCAGGAATTTCAAAAACAGGATGTACTTTTCATCATGGTTGATTCCGGACGAGTTCCGAATGAACCGCTTCACTTTCTCCATCTGCGTCACGGAATACCGCAATTCCCGCTCCACGTCATGCATTGTCCGCATAAGGCGTACAGCTGTGTTCCCTGTTGGGTCACTTACGTTTCCGGGCGTTGGAACACCCCCTACATCGTCCGACATCTTCTTTAAGTCCCGCAGTTCCTCCCGCTCCAAAAGAAGCGTTTTAAGGCGGTTCTTGTGCTTTGAGTAAGATGCCAGCACGTCCCATTTCTCATCA